CTCCTCTGGTATATCAAAGTCAATAGCAATTTGAGTCCATAACTCATTATCCCAACTCGCCATTTCTTCAAATACTGAATCAATTCCAGTATCTTGACGTATGTTTTCAAAATCAATGTGTGATTGCTCGTGTACAATTTCTCTTAATTGATCTGGTGTAAGGTTGTTAACATAATCATCAACAAATTTTCTTACAACTTTGTCGTACTCTTTGATTGATAATGTCATTACACTGCCTCCAAATCAGATAGGTAACATTCAACTGTCATCATTTCATATTCAATGATGTCTGTCATAATAACAGCATAATTGTTTAGTGGTTGATAAACTACAACATGACCAGTTAGATCATCATGTATTTTTGATTTGACGTTAGAACCAAGTTTGATCATAATGTAATTCGTTTGTTATACTACTATTGTAGTCACTAGGGGCAATAAAACAACCAGCAAATGTGACACTAATTTAACTGTCACAAACTTCCTCCGTAACTCCAATTAATTCATGCCCATCAGTAAAATCTGATATATCATAATACTGATAGTTTCCATTTTGAAACTGTAGGCGAGCATCTTCTTCATTCTCAGCATAGATTTCAACATTAGCATAAGAAGTGAATTTTTCTTCAAAGATAAATTTTTTCATAGGTTTACTTTAATTGAATGTCATAATCTATAGACTTGATACACCAACCCGCTGCTGCTGTAATTTCTTCTATCAAGTCATCTTCATTATCTGCCTGCCATACACCAAGCGCCAAGTCTCTTAGTTCAATTTCTTCATCAAATGTAAGATCAAATCCATTGGCATAGTCATCATCAAAATCAAATTCAATTTCTGTTACATTAAATTTCATAGTTACCACTCTGCCTTTGGTTGTTTTGCCCTTGCTGCCTGTAATTTCCTTTCATGCTCTACCTTTATATTCTCTAGTATATCATGTACTTCAAATAAATCCTCGAAATCCTCTAACAATTCACTATCTTGATAGTCAACTGAAGTATTAACAATAGATTCTACTTTGCCATCAAGATACTCAAATAGAGTATCAAATTGTTTATCAGTTAATGTAATTGTTTTCATTATTATAGCTCCATATAAACTTCATCAGGTTCAATAATACCTAACATTTGCATAATTTCGTCATAGGTTTCTCTACCACTAGAGGTCATACATTGATAATCCCAACCTAAGTCTGATAATAAGTCAACAAATTTCTTTCCATTTTTGTTACATAAAACTTTGTTGTTTTCAACTTTAATTGTCATAGGGGCAAGTTTTGTTTTTGTTGTCATGATAAATAAGTCTCCTTTGCCATAGTGATTGCTTGAAATAGATTATCGAAAGTTTGCAAATCGAAATCTGGGTTTGCTTCTGGATTAACCATTTGATTATGTTCACACATAATGTTATAGAGCATCATGTATTGACCTCTAGTAACATCAATGTTGAGTCCTTTTTCTCTAGTTCTCATTTGCGAAATCCTCCCATAGAACTGAACCGCCGTAAAATGTTTTGTCATAGCCATACCTGATAACAAGTATGTCTCTTACTCTCTCTCTATCAAGTGAGTCGCCATCGCCCCAAGTAAAATGGTCATCATTACGTCTAGTTATCTCATGTAGATAATCATAGATAGCACCGAGAATGTCTGTTTTATCAACTTGTTTGTCTGTATCGACATTGAATAGAGGATATAGGGCGTCTTTTTTGTCGCCGTAGAATGAATAAACATAGTTAACAAATTCTGTTAACATATCATTGAGTTGAGTTGATGATTGTCCAGAGTTCATAGAAACCTCGTTTGATATACTTCATTATAATCGGTGGATAGAAGTAATCCACCGATAGTGTGCCACTTTTTTAAGTGGTTTAAAAGTTTTGACTAAAGATATGCCCGTCAGTAGACTCTACATAATCATAGTCTAGGTTATCCCAACTTGCTTTCCAATCTATCTCTATCCAACTTGACATATTTCTAGGAACATCGCCGCAATCCTCTGCTATTTGTTGGGCAAACTCAGCGCCACTTTCATAACAACCCATATAGGCATCACGGCAACTTGATATGTCAGCAATATCAAAGTTATCTAAGAATGATTCAACAACACCTATTCCAATATCATCTACCATATCGGCATACTCTTCAAAATATAATTTGAATTTTTCTTCTCCAAATCTTTCAACAAAAGCAACAAGTTCATCTTCGTCCCAACCGAATGTATTCTCTAGGAACTCTTCGATTTGAGTTTGTGTCTCTTCAGAATAGGAAGTGTAGAGTGGCATAAATCTCCTTTGGTGGTATGTTTAAATTATAATCGGTAGAGTTAAGAAATCTACCTTTGATGTGACACTAATATTATTGGCACACCCATTTAATTTTTTTCTCTGAATTGAGTATGTCAAAACAAATCTCACATAAACAATCAGCGTATGGTACAGCATCACGCCAGTTGTAATCCTCTTCTATTGGACTATCCCAATAGTAATATAAATCTGGTTGGTAATCTTGAATACAATGTTGCCCGTCTTTTGGATATTCCAATGCTTCCCTATGGGATTCATCAAAATTTCCACATCTATCACAATACGCCATAAATTGCTCCATTGATTTATGACTCTATATTAGTTCATCAAATTCACAAATCAATAAAAGATAGACACTAATAAAACTGGCACACTAATACATTGTCATGTTCGATTCCCATATTATAGTATCATCATGTTTATTTTTTCTTCTTTTAATTAATTCTAACTCATGCCAATTTGATTCAAAACAACATAGGCATACATGAATACGTTTATGTAAGAATGTAGTCAAGTCGCATTGCTTTCTAGGTTTAGTAGCAATCTCGATAGAGATATATCTCGTAGGCGCTCGCCAACCTTTTTTATGTTCTGCTTCACTGGCAACAAAATATACCCAACCTTTATGTATTTGCCCCATGGCAGTTGTCCAAACGACATAATCGTTGACTTGTGGATTATAACCAACGCTCATTTTTTAGCGTCCACGTTGTAACGTCTCGTAGTCTCTCAACTACAGTAGCATCAGGTGTCCACCCTAACTCTCTCATCTTGTTACCATCTAGTGCATAACGTAAGTCATGGCCTGGCCTCGATGAGTGAAAGTCAACCATTTCATATTTTAATTTCTTATCTTGTGCTTGAGCAATTATCTGGGCGAGTTTTAGATTATCTAACTCTTCAGCACCTACAACATTAAACTTAGGGCATTTAGCATTGCCCCATGTTTTCTCAAATTTACCTTTATAATTCAATAAGAATAGCACAGCACTCGCAACATCATCAGCGTGTATATAGTGTCTCGAGCCAGGCGTAGTTCTAGTTTTGTCACTATGGATAGTGACCTTCTCATTATCTCGTATCTTGCGAATACACATAGGTATAAACTTCTCTGGGTGTTGTCTCTCGCCAAATACATTCATAGTGTGAGTTATATAAACTGGTAGTTGATATGTATTCTCATAGGCAACTGCTAACTCTTCTCCGCCTGCCTTAGTAGCACTATATGGATTTGTTGAATTATATCTATCATTCTCTTCATACTTGATACCATCAGGAGCTGGCCCAAATACCTCATCAGTACTAAAATATAGGAATCTTTCTAAGTGATCGAGTGATCTCGCAAAGTCTAATATATTACAAGTTCCCACCACATTATCCATCACAAATTCCTTTGGATAATCAATACTTCTATCAACATGAGAACCAGCAGCAAGATGTAAAATATAATCCACCTTACCAATCTCTCGCCTTACGAGTGGATTTAATTCTGCCTTCAAATCATGCCAAACTACCTTAACTCTTTTTCTCTCATTCGGCGTACATTCATACTGTAGTATGTCATTCAAGCGATTAAGATTGCCACTATAGTCAAGTCTATCAAGTGTAACTATATTCCAATCTGTTTGAGTTAGAATACGAGCAATCAAGTGATGTGCTATAAATCCAGCACCACCAGTAATCAATGCAGTTTTCATTCGTTTGTTGTATCTTCTAAGATTTTAATAAAGAACCATTGATATGATTCATCATCGCCAAGTGAAAATTCCTCAAAGATGGCGTGTGCTTCATCATACATCTTTAAATCTACCAGTTCAGTTAATCTCTGACAATAGTAGTTTTCAATTAGAGTAATACACTCTTCTTTGGTTTTGTCCATGATTATGTATAATAGGGCGAGAGAAACAAAAATATAGGGCGGTGGTTTGGTACGCACTTGATTGTAACCACACATTAAGTTTGTTTATCTAGAATGACCAGATAACACCCTTATTTTGTTTCCCATTCTTATTATAGAGCATCTAAGTCAGAATGGCGAGCCCTTTGTGACACTTTCTTTTCTGGCATAGGTGTGTACTCATAACCATACATTTGTAAGTAACCTTCAAATGATGAGTCTGGTACTTTGCCTTCCCAATACTCCTTCTCAGTATAAACCTTTTTAGTTTCAATTAATTTCTCAGTTTCTATCTCGTCACTCTCATCAGCATTTGTGTGATGTGTAACTTCTTTTAATGTTTTAAGATAATCTAAAACGTGTTGTCTTATTTCCATAAGTTGTTCATAACAACCTTGATTATGAGCACAACCACGCAAATCGTGGTCAGGTTTCATAACTGACTCTGTGAATAGAGATAATGCTCTATCATATTTGATAGCTGGTGTTTCTTCCCCAACTGAGGCTTGGTCTTTCATTGTAGTAGGATAGTAATTTTACTAATTGCTATTGTCGCTAGAAAACATAACATAATTACAACATCATATTGTTTATATTTGATGTAAAAGGGCATACAAATAACATCAGCAATAACGTGAATAATTGCACCATAGAGTGTTGATATATGTAGTATAACAAAATATGCAACAATAATCAAGCAAGAACCAGCGACTCGACCAGCAACTAATAAATTCATTTAATTAATTGTTTACTATTGAAATAGCTGGTTCGCCTTTGTTGAATACAGTATCAACAACCGCTTCAACTTTGCGAGCAGTACTAATTCCAACTTTGCTATAGACAGGTATGCAAACTAAACCAAACGTCTTTGTGGCGTCGCCTAGACGTATCACACGTCCAATAGTTTGACTAATACCTATGTAGTCCATACTACGAAGAAATAGAACTGCTTCCAATCCATTGACGTTGATACCCTCAGATAGAATACTATGATGTAATACAACAAATCTCTTGTTGTCATCTTTTCCCCACGCACTTAGAGTATCAAAGAACTGTTCCCTAGTGACTTTCTTACCATCTATTACCGCACCAGTTTTGGCTGTAATAAACATATAAGAATAATCACGCAAGCCCAATTCATCAACAAAGTTAGTATTACCAATAAGATTGACTATCTGTTTAGTTGACTTAGCACAGATCAATACCTTATCTTTAGTAAGGTTATCAATTGCATCAATCATCTGCTCACAATCTCTCTCAGCTACCAACTCATCTTTATGTAAGATTCTTGACTTGTAAATCTCAACTTTAGGTGGTAGTATGTAACCCTCTCGAACCAACTTAGGAGCTGGAACCTGACATATTACATTACCAAAAACATTACTATGATTCATACCCACTCTTGTAGGACTTAGTGAATGTTTTGGGGTTGCAGTAAAGAAATATGATCTAAGTGCATACTTAGAGAAGTATCTTACAGAATCAATGAAGTTTCTTTGTACCGCATTATGAGCTTCATCAAAATATATTGTGTCAACATAGATACCTGATTCTTGTATCCTATGTAACGAATGGTATGTAGTAAAGATGATCTTACGACCTCTCACTCTATCCCATTTAGCTATTTCTGATGGCTTAGTTGTACTGAAGTGATGAGTCTCTCCACTATGAACATGAAGTACATTAGTATGTTTATAGTGGTCATGTATGACCTCTAGAAATTCAGTTGATAACTGATTAGCCAATAAAATTCTGGGAGCAACTATAACAATGGTTGACCAACCTTTATCATACTCTCTTAGAGTATCGTGAATCATACACATTGTCTTACCGCCCCCAGTTGGAACTATGATCTGACCTTTAGACTTCTTAGTCATAACGTCTAAAGCTTTGATTTGATGGGGTCTTAGTTGCATTAAGTTTTTTGAATTATGTAGCCATTATAGTCAAAATTTTGAGACATTCCAGCCCCCTGTGGCCACTAATTTAACTGTCACACTCACCTATTTTTCACCTTTTTCATTTATTTCTTTTCTTTTTTTAGCCACTCTCTCCAAAAATTCCTCATCGGGCGTAAACATGACAGGCCCCTCTGCAATCCTCTCCTCTAGTTCATCTAGTAGTGGGTCTTTCTCATTGTTACTCATTTGCGATTAACCTCTCTGTAGTCAAGTTCAGTAGCAATAGCCATTCCTACAACATAAAGACTATAAAGTCCACCAAATAAAATAAAAAGTTCCATCATTTTAAAAAAGTTTTTGTCAAAAAGTTCGATGCATATTTCCATGCAAAAATACACCGATGCATATATCAGATCTTATATGCATCAATGTATATAACCTTTGCAGTATTATTTTACGACTTCTGTGTTCGATGTATCAGGTGTTGCTGGTTCAGCCTCTTCTGCCTCTGGTAACTTCACACCGATGCCATTTAAATACTCAGCGATACCTTGAAGTTTTACAGCCATC